GATCTGCATCTTCATCGCGGCGTTGGAGGTCTCGGTGAGGGAGTCCATCGCGAAGATGCGGTTGTAGGGGAAGGCGTCTACGCCGCCGAGGTCCTTGCCAGTCCGGTCGTCGATGAACTTCGCACACGACCCGAGGATCTTGTAGAAGGCATTGTTCTCCCCGCCCCGGTTCGCATCAACTGACTTGGCGAGGGCTTCGTAGGACAACTTCCCCACCGCATCGGCGGTCTGCATGAGGGACTTGAGAGAAATCGGCCGCGTGGTCTGCTGGTGCCAGTAGACGCAGGCCGGAGGCTCCTTGCCCTTGTCGCGGAAGTAGCCGAGGAAGGACTCGAGGCCCTGCTCGGTGAAAAGGATGGCGAGTTCGAAGCCATTGCGATCGCACCACTCGGCGAGGGTGCCGAGGGAGTAGGTCTTGCCCGTGCCGCCGAGGCCCATGAGGGCGACCTTGGGGCCGAGGAGGGGCTGCTTGTCGGTTGTTGTTTCAGTCATGAATATTCCTTGAGGAGTTGAGTAAATTCTGCTCGGATACGCGGAGCATCGCAAGCCAGGCAGCGGGCAGTGTAGACTTTCCACGCCTCAGCAACCAGTGGTCGATAGGTAAAATCGAAGGCGTAGACTTGCCGCCGCCAGACTTCCCCGCAATCTGGGCAGAACCAGGCGACGTTGGGATAGTATGCGCTTGCATTCGGCGGCGTGCCGCAGCAGTACGTCCGCTCGCTGGTGACTGCCGCACCTTCGAACGTCGTAACGGTCGCGTGGCCTTGGGTTTGGTCACTCGCCATGCTCCGACCAGTCTTCGTAGAGATAGTCATCGAGGGGGAGCTTTTCAATCTCGACGAGCAGAGCGGTTTTCAAGGCAGGTCCTGCCACAATCACGCCGAACTCGTTGGAGACTTCCTCAACTTCCACCCGACTAATCTCGCCGCCGCCTTCCGGCGGGTAGCAATACTCGGGCGGGCCGCTGAGCTTGCCGGAGTCGTAGTAACACTTGCCCTCGAGACGGTAGGTTACGTCGTACTCGCGGTTGGCGAGAGTGACAGTGCAGCTGCGGGAGCAGGAGTGGGAGCCGCGGCGGATCATGACGACTCCTCAATCAGCGTCTCCGTCCGCGTCACCGGGTTCCAGATGCGCCGCTCGAATTGTTGCTGAAGCAGGATCTCAGGGCGTTGCATCTGACACACGCTGCGGAACGGGCAGCCGCCATACTCCGCGCAAGCGTGGTCGAGGTTGAAGTCCCATACCCCGGATTCCCAGGCGACGATCATTCTGCGCACATCGCGGAGGGTCTGCTCGTACCAGCGATCGAGCTGCCACTGCGGACGGTAGGTGATCGCCTCGAGGGTGTCGTACTTGGTCTTGAGGATCGACACGCCGCGGACGAGGAAGCCGTCGAGCTTGATCCCGGCCTGCTGCGCGCCCCACACGTAGGCGGTGAACTGCGAACGGAGGTCCCACTGGCGGGGCCAGCTTGCGCCGAGTTGGCTCGCGGTCTTGTCATCCTCCCCGAGGGCCATGTTCTCGTAGTCCACGATCATGTCGAAGCGGCCGCTGTACAGGATGGGGTCCCCTGTCACCGGATGCCTGATGTCGATGGGCTCGAGGAAGGAGAACTCGATCCCGCGCTTGCCGCCGGGGAGGGTCATAGGAATGGCCTTGTCCCGCCCGAGGGGGTAGCGCTCGAAGTAGAACTCGAGGGCACCGGCCATGCGCTCGAGGGACTTGGCCGAATCGGCCGGGCACTCGAACTCGCCATAGGATTCTATCAAGGCACGAAGGCCCAGAGCTACGGAATCCGGGGCGCTGTCGCCCTGCTCGTAGAACGCAGTCCGTGCGACCTCGAGACCCTTGGCGAAGGATGCCCCCGCGTGGAGGTGGACGGAGGGATCGCGCGGCTTCCAGTGTTGGAAGAATTCCCGCATGGCTTTCTGCGGGCAGGAGCGGAAGGCGGCGATGAGGGAACTGTCGACGACAGCGGGGAAGTCAAAAGCGGGGCGCATGAGGGGCATCCTTGATGTAGGCCTTGGCGGCGTCGTTGAGGAGGTAGCTGGCCACCGGGAAGATGTAGACATTGCGACGCTCGAAGTAGGAGTCCATCTCGGAGAAGCTGAGAACCTTTTCGTGCGTGGGAAGGGGAGAGCGCACCTCGCCTTCCCCACTTGCGTTGACGATGAAGCGATTGCCGAAGATGAACAGGTCGGCAGGCTTGGACCAGCCTTCGTCTTCGTTGAAGAGCGTCACGCCGGTGATGAGGCAGTTAGGTTCAGTAGGGAATGTCATCATCCACCTCCACAACTTGCGCCGGCACTTCGTTCGTGAGGGCGAGGAGCCGCTCGATCTTGTCCTGCACGCGCTCGGCCTGTTCTGCTGCTTGCACGTAGATCGCGTCCTTCTGCTTACGCAGAGCAAGGACAACCCGTTGCGTCAGCTCGTCTGTCTTGGGAAGGTCAATGTCTACTTCGACTGTGTACGGACACAGTGCTACTCGGCTATCCGTATCCTCCATCGCGCCTTCGTAGAAATTGAAATCGTCCAGCGTCCGCTTGGGGTCGCCGAAATGCCAGGCACTGACGTACCCTTCAATCTTGATCTTCATCTCACTCTCCTAACTCGCCGGCGGATAGGGGGCCGCCGACATGCCCCTTGGTTGCTCAGAGTCCTTCGAGTTCGTTCAGCAGATCGTCCGCCTTCGGAATGACCTTGGTCGCGGTCTTGCGCTTGGCCACGGCGGATGCTGCACTCGCGGCCTCGCGCCCGGCGCGGAGCTGCTTGATAGCCTCGCGCATCTCGTCGAGGGTGATGGTGCCCTCGGCGGACTTCTTCCGCCACTCGGCAAGGCGGGCTTGCATTTCGAAGGTAACGGGAGATGCGCTCATGGGAGGGTCCTTTGCAAGAGTTCAATCGTCGCGGGTTCGCCGCGGAGGAGGTAGACGCCGGGGGTCAGCGGCGGGTCCTGGCGGACTCCGATGTCGATGACCTTCGACGCGAAGTACTCGCGGAGCAGCTCCGTGATGAAGCGGGAGTACGCGCCGTGCGGAACGCGCTGCTCGAGGTCGGAATGCAGGTGCAGGGTGAGCTGCGTGAACACGGGGAGGGGGAGGGCCACGTTCAACTGCTTTGACGGGATGAGGTTAGGGGGCTTCGGCATCTGGCGCTCCTTCGTACTCGTCCCAGGGGATCATATCGCCGTCTTCATCCGTGACGGAGATTTCGTAGCCGGCGGCTTGGAGGGCCGCGACGCAGATCACGAGGACGGCATCCTCTGCCTCCCCGTCAACGAAGAGGGAAGCGGGGTCTTCCCAAAAGGGGGTTGCGAGGTTGAGGCAGATCATGCTGAGGTTCCTAGAGGGGTGCCCAAGAAGCGGGCTTTGCGAAGGTCGCGGGAGAGCCAATTCTCTACCGAGGTTGCGCGGTGGCCGAGGGGGCATTCCCTCCGGCGGTGGATGATGGGCTTACCGCGGACAGTCTTCGTCCGGGTGTAGAGGACGCGCGTGGCGGCGTCGCACTCGATGCAGCGGAGGGTCATGCTTCGCTCCAGCGAAGGGCGCGCTTCGACTCGGCGGTCATGGCGGAGAGGAGATCGACGCCAGCGGGCAGCTGGATCATCTCGTCACCCGAGGCGAAGGTCGCGGGGAGTTCCAACACTGCGCGGGCAGTCGCGTGGTCGTAGTAATGAATGTTGAGAGTTGCGGATGGGCAGCTGACAGCCGGGAGTTCTAGCACAACGGGGCCAGTGTAGATACGCTGGACGAGCGCGCGGGTGGAGACCGGCGGCGCTTCGGTCTGCGCGGGGAGGCCAAAGTCTACTTCCTCCACTGCATCGACGCGGATGGGAACTGCACTGCGGACGAGGCGCCGGGCGTCCTTGACCGTCTTGTGCCGCAGCTCGCGGAAGTTGCCGAGGAGAAGGCGAGTCTCGCGGTGGATGAGGGCCAGGCCGCGGCCTTCAATCCAGTTGTCCGGGTTGACGAAGATGCCGAGGGGCTCGACGGGAGCGTCGATGGGATCCTGCTTGCGCTTGCGTCGGGCCTCTGCTTCCGCGTGGGCCTTGGCCCGTTCTTGCTTCTGCGCGGCACGGGCTGCACGGAACAGCTCGTCCAGTTCGAGGTCGAGGTTGGGATCGGTCATGAGTGAGCACTCCATTAAGTTCGAGGGGATTATCGCGCCATAATTCGCGCGATATACATTAGACGCGGACTTCCCGGATTAGTTCCCGAGATTTTTAACGCTAGGCGGAAGTTGTTTCCGGCTGCGCGGGGAGCGTGAGGTCGGAGGTTTCGTCCAGCGTGAGATCGCCGTCCTTGATGAGGCGGAGAGTCTCTTCGTTGAAGGACACCGGAAGGCGGCTAAACCCGACAATAAACTGCGGAGGGTCCGTGTCCCAGCTGTTTTCGTAAACTACGCAGACGGTTGTTAAAGTCAACACACGGCCAATAAACTGTGGATACACGCCGCCGACTACAAGCACCATATCGCCAGATTTGAATTTCATCTCAGCCTCCCGTGGCCAGCGTGTTGAAGTAGTAGAGATACTGACCTTCCCAGAAGGACCAGTGGGATTCCTTCCGGTAGATCTTCAGCCGCGAGGGAATCGGCTCGAAGGAGGGGTCGTCCAGGACTGCCCACTTCCGGGTGTGGGAGACGAGCATGTCCCTGCGCTCCATCCACAGGGCGGTGAGATCGGTCCGCTTGATCGCCGCGACGTTGAAGACGCTGGCGGTGAACAAGCCGGGGTAGAGGCCGTTGAGCACATGCTCTTCGATGCGAGATTCGAAGTCGGTCCAGGTGTCGCCCATCATCCGCTTGACAGGGGAGGCGAGGTCGCCGGTTACGGCCTCCGCCGCGTCGTGGCAGAGGATGGTGAGGTAGAACTCGTTGGAGGCTTCAGGCCAGTAGCGCCGGGCGATCTCTAGGCAGAGGCAGGAATGCTCTGCGACGGAGTAAGGGCGATGCGTGTGGCCGCTGAAGCGGTTGATCAGGGAGAGGGAGTGCGCGATGACCTCGATGGTCGGCGGCTTGGAGTCGCCGGGCTGAGTGAGGGAGTAATCCGATCCGTCCTTGAGGACGATCCAGGGTTCGCTGTGCATGGGAGTGAGCCTTCCAAAGTTAAATTGAAACTGTACGCGGATCGTTACGGCGACTAAGAATTGGAATGTTTCCGCTTATCTTTTGAGCTTCCCATTCACGCCGGACTTTACAAGCCTCTTCAAAATCGCTACCAAAGTACAACGTCCTCTTCCCTTCCGCAGTGCGCACAAGAACTCTCCAGCCGTGCCGTACCTTTTCAACTCCGGGCACGCCAGTCTTATTGTCACTACGCAAGGACAGGCGACCTACGCGCGTCTGTTCTGCTTTGACAATCCAACGACAGTTATTTTTGTAGTAACCTTGGGTAGCGTCTCGCCGATCAATCGTTGCACCCTGAAACCAGCCTTCAGACATCTCAGCATAAAACACTTCGAAGTCATTCCAGCGCGGATCGTAGGCAATACCCTTGGCGCCATAGTTTTTGTACGCAGGGTCTTGAGGATCGTCGCACCGATGCCGGAGATTTTTCCAGCACCAGCGCATGTGGCGTCTTTGCATATTTGAGCTTCCTTTTGCGAGCCTCCTGAAAACAAAGGGGAGGAGGGCGTTAACCCTCCCCCTATTTGCCGCCGACGTGTGGAGGCTCAATTCGTCACGCCGACTCGGAGAGGACTTGATGTCGAGTTGGGACGCGACCCTCTCCTAGTAGGTCAAGGGACCGAAGTCCCTTTTATCCTGGCATTACCCAAGCGGTTTCATGATAACCTCCGTGCGGTAAGTTACGAGAGGGAAGGCCGACCCTACCCTTTCAGTACCTCAGGCCCAATGAAGGGCCTTTGGAAGCAGAGGGCGGCATACTCAGGCCGTTGGTTCGGGCGGGCTTTGTGGGCCTGCCCTCCAATCAGATGCTCGAGAGTTCGGCGTCTGCGTCCACCTTGCTGGTCTTGGCGGCTTTCTCCGCCTCGAGGCGGGAGATGATCGCGCCGGTCTTGGTCCCCGGCACGCGGAAGGACGCGTACAGGGCTTGGCGGGTGAGGCCTTCCGTGCTCGCGATCTTCTTGTCCAGGTAGGCCTTGACCGTGGCCTGATCCTTGCCCGTAGCTTCCATGATCGCCTGCACGACCGTCGAGGCGCCGGAGACGCCGCCACCGCCAGCTGCGCGACCCTTGCCCCAGTTGCCTTTCTGGATTTCGGTATCCAGATCCTCGACCGCGATCACCATGTCGTCTTCGCTCAGCGGCTTGTCTGCCGGGGAGGCCAGTTCGTCACCGTACTTTTGCTCAGCGCCGTGACCCATGAACTGAGCCATGAGAGTGAGCGGAAGCGGGAACGTGCGGGTCTTGCCGTTGCGAAAGTCCATGCGGACAGCCACAGCACCGGCGGAGAACTGCACAATGCCCGAGGCTTCGTCAACGGCGATCTTGGACTCGTCGATCAGGGTTTCCTTGTTCACCTTGCGCTTGCCGGCGAAGATAACCTCGCGGCCGTCAGTCATCTTGACTTTGGTGTACTCGGTCGCAGGGCGCTTGGCTGCGGTCGCGACAGTGGTTTCTGCTTCGTTGCTCATGAGAGATTGCTCCAAAGGGCCCTTGTGTTGCCGGCGGCCCAGATATTCCGGTTAGCGGGAAATCCGCAGAGGAAGGGAGCACGCTCCCCTCGCCTTCGGACTTACCAGGTGCCGACGCGGCCCAATACTGCAGCTTTGGCCAGCTTGCTGCCAGAGGGCTGCGGAGTGCCAGGAGTACGCGAACGGGGCAAGCGCTTGTTCTGCGTCCGTCCGCCGTGAATGCTGGGGTGCGAAGGAGCATCTAGCACCATGCCGCCGAAGAGGGCGGCGAAGAGCGCTGAGCGTTTCATGATTGAGCCTTCCAGGTTAACGACCGCACCATCGCGGTCATGTTTGTTTGACGCGAACTGCACCGGTTAGTTCCCGAGATTTTTGTTGTATTTTCACCACTCACTCATGCGCGAAGCGGTCACTCCCGGCTCCGATTGGAAAGGGCTCGCTCGGAGCTGTCAAGTCACCGATTACCGCCCGCAGGCGCTCGATGCGTTGCTGGTGGTAGATGCACATTGCCTCGGCATACTCGGCGGCGGAGCTGGCGGCGAGGTGCTCGCGCTGAGCGTCTTCGAGTTCCGCGGTCGCGAGGGCGAGAGGGGAGGGCTTGCGGAAGGGGTTGAGGATCATAGGGGTCTCCAGTAGAACAGGTCAAGGAACACCGCGCAGACGGCGGCGAGAGAAACGAGGATGAAGGCGATGCGCTGGCGGAGGGTCATAGCGTATCCACCCCGCTATCCTGTGCATCCTGGAACAGCTCGTCGTAGCAGATCTCATCGAATCCGCTGATTTGCGTCTCGCGCCAACCGGGTACAGTCTTGACCCGCTCGGCGGTGAAGGGCTGCTTGCACGAGATGCAGGCCATGTAGGGCGCCTTGCCCGTATCCGCGAGCTGGCGGAAGTCGGTCTCGGACTCCGGGAGGAGCCCGCCGCGAATAGAGGGAATCATGATTGGCTTTTCAAAGTTGCCTTGGGACCGACGCGAAGATTGCGCCGGGGTTTACGTGCTTTTTCTTCCAGCGCACGCTCTTCGAGACTCCGCCGCCGGGAGTCCTCGCCGCGGAAGAACCAGTGGAGGCCGTCGGGGCTTGCGACACAGTCGACTACGCGGTAGGACTGCAAGTGGTGCAGGGCGGCATTAACTTGATTGACCGAGCCTCTGGTGGCCGCTGCAAGGGCCTTGGCCGGAAGGAAGTCATCCGCGGTGCGGAGAGCCTCTTCGACTAGATGCGTCCACGTGGGACGCTTGGAAGCTTTAGGCGTGCGCATGGCGGCTTACCCGAGCAGGGTGAAGATGTAATCGGACTCGAGATAGAATTCCTCCGTGAGGACTTCTTCAGGGTCTTCGCCTTCGGAGACGCGCTCGCGGGCATCGGCGATTGCTTCGTTAGCCTCGCGGCTTGTCATGCCATCACGGCGCATGAGGATTTGTTTGAGAGTTTCTTCCACGATTGAGCTTTCCAGAATATGTGCGCAATTGCACAATGGTTAGACGCGCGCTGCGTCAATCAGTTCCCAAGAAACGCGCCGGGGAACTTGGTTTGCAACTCCCCGCCATCCTCGCTCGTCGGACGGGGTCACTTCTTTCGGGGCCGCTGGCGTCGCATCACTTCCGGGCACCGAAACAGCCCTGCCTATCAGGAACCCGAATGGCCAGCCGCCGGGCGCAGTTCCCCGGAACCCCGAACAGCCAAATACCAAACAGCCGGGACGATTCGGCGGCTGAGCGCGGGGACTTGGCCTGGGATTGTCCGGGCGGATTATCACCCGGTAATGCGCGCGAGATCACGAATCCAGCCCCACGATCACGCCCCTCGGAACGATTATCTTCGCGTCCATCGCCTTGCGGATATCTGCGTCCACGGCCGCGAGTTCGGCGGCAGTCCAGCCCTTCGCCGCGACGTGCAACGTGCTGAGCTTATTCATCATCTCCACGGCCATCAAGACCGCGTTGAAGAGTTCCATATTCCTCCCCACGCCGGAGGCGAGGATATTGAGCGCATGCTGCCCCACACCTACTGTATACACCTGCTCAAACATCGCCCGTCCGTGCTTACGCGCGATGGGATGGAAGTGCTGAGGTATACCGCTGAGGTCCTCCGCCGAGGAGGGGCTATCGCCCAGGGCCGCTACCAGCGCCTTCTCATCCGGGCTGATCATGCCGGCCTCCGTAGCTTATCAATATCAAGCCCATAAGCCGCCGCCCGTTCATTGAGCGCGCCGAGCCCACTCCCTTCTACCTCCGTCGGAGCATCGCCGCCATCGAGGGGATCGGGCGGCGGAGCACGCTCCAAGCCTGGCGTCTCCGACAAGGGCTGCTTGAGCCGTTCCATCACTCGCGCGGCGCTCGCGGCCGCTTCGCTTTTCAGTCCATTGAAGCCCGAAAGGGTCAACGCCACGCTCGCGGCTTCCATGCTCAGCCCGCCTTTCTCCAGCCCGCCCATCTTCGCATACGCGGCCTGTTTGTTGAGCACCCGCCAGACAGTGGATTCACTCACTCCCACAGCCGCCGCGATCTCGGCCCCTGTATAAAGCGGCTCATCCCATTCATTCTTGATCAGCCGCATACGCCGGATCTCCCCGGCTTGCATCTGCGTAAGCACTCGCTTTGTCATAATCCCTCCAGTTCCGGCAACAGCGCCGACAGGTGGGACGATCGCTCATCCCACCTAGCTGCACAATTACCCGCGCTGTTCCACCACCCACGCACTCCGCAGGACCAACATCACTTTATTCCCCGAGCGTGCTCGCAGGAATTGCTTCTGCCGTTCCCCTGCGAGTTCCGAAGCATCAATCAAATCCTGTTGATCCGCCCAGCGAATCCACCAGTTCGGTTGGTGCACGTCCATAACCAGCATCACCGCTTCTGCGGTCATATCCTTCAATTGCATAGAGCCTCCACTTCCCGCAACATCGCGGCAGGAGGCCTCGGTCGCCCAAGGCCTCGAACCATTGTCGCCTAGGGAATCCAGCGTAGTATATCCGCCTTCGGCATCGCGCCCTCGGCCAGGACATACAAGCTACTCGCCCCCGGCATCTCATCGCTCCCGATCGCCAGGGCCATCGCGGCAGCAAACCCCGCCCACGAGCATTCCACCATCTCGCAATTCCCCTTCAGCCCCTCCGTAATCGTATAGCGCACAATCTCCCCATCCAGCAGCTGCCACTGCAACGCCTGATCCTCAAACACCATCGTTCCAGCAATCATCTCAAACCTCCATCTCGCGGTTTCCCGCATTTCGCTCAGCCTTCGCACAATCGCGGGCGGCCAGCACTGCCCATTCCCCATACCTACGTTAGATCCCGAACTGGGCCATTAGTTCCCCAGTCTTTCGTCCATTGTCTCTCCCTTCCGTCTTTCTCCTCCACCTGTCTATCAACCCCGATTCCCAAGGTCGGCCCAGGCTCGTTGGAGTCATGGTATGGGTTACTAGAGTTAGAAAAAAAATTTGTAACAAGCAAACCTACGACCTTAACCCGTAATCCCTGCGCACGATTGCGGGAATGGGGTATGACAGACAGATGGAGGAGACAGACGATAGACAAATGACAGACAATCGAATGAATCCCCGCCCGCCCCTAGGCCTAACCCACCATCAGGCAAGCCCTCTCCCAAGCCGCTGCCGGGCGCATATTCGGGAAACCCCTGCGAAGGTGCAGGTACGCGTGAATGATACGATCCATGATGAGCCTCCAATTAATGCCAGAACACTTGGTTCTTGGTTTCGATCCAGAACACCGCGCGCTGGTCGCGATGCGCCTCTTCCCACGCGAGATACACAATCGTCGCTTCCCTGTCCGCCTGCACGCGCATCTCCTCGATGTCCGTGGGATCAGGGAACTGATCGTAATAAGGGTT